TCCGGGTAACTGACGAAGGCGACCACCGGCGAGCGGCGATCCGGCACCAATCTCCGCTCCTGCCTCAAAACGCCCAGCCAACTGACGCGCCCGGAGGAGACTGCGCTCCTTGGCCTCCAAATTGGCAATCTGGGACGCAAGGCTGGACACCTGCACGGTCAACTGATTGTAGGCGCGTTCCTGCGCGGACGCCACGTACACCGCATTCTGTCCAGCACCGAGATGCCCACGCTCGGTGATGACAAACTCGTCAAGCTGTTTCTTCAGCCGCGCATACGTTTCGCGCAGGTCGTCCAGACCACCAACAAACTCACCGCTGGTCAGGTCCAGAATACCCTGCTGCACATCTCGCAGTTCTTTATTGATTCCGGCGATGTCACCGCCGAGGACCATTGAGCGCAATGCCTTCTGCGTCTCCTCGGCCAACTTTTTGGCTTCGTCTCTGGCCCTGCTAAACGAGGTAGCCGCCGCAACCGCGAATCCGAGGACAGCACCAACCGCCAAGCCCGTTGGACCAAACATCATTGCAATCTGCGAACCTGCCTCAACAATGCGCGTTCCGGCATCAGCCGTGAGCGATCCCGTGCGAGCCATCGAGTTGCCAACAGCCGCAAACCCAATCGCTGCCTTGGCCGCTCTTGAACCGCTGATTTCCGTGGCCTGACCAGCATCCTGCATCGCCCGCCCAGTCTGCGTCACGGACTGCGTCGTGGCTTTCAGGTCGGTGGCGGTCGCAGCGGCTTCCTTCCGCAGACGCCCAAGCGCGGCTTGAACGACCGCCGCGCCTTCTTCCTTGACCAGCATCTCAACGGAGAATACTCGCATCCCTTACTCCTTGTGTTCGGCCTTGGCGAGGGCCTGTTCCATCCGTTGAGACAGCGCGGTCAGTCGCTCCCGCGTCTGGTCGAACATCTGCGACAACGCACCCGCCGCTTTGAGGTACCGCATCTCCATCTTCTGCAAGTCCTGCGGCTGATGGAACGCGACGGCGATCATCCCTGCCAAATCGGTGCGATCGCCCAGCCGCCTAACCGATGCCTCGCGCTCCATCGTCCGCAACTCGGCCCACGTCCACAGCGTCAACGCGAACGACTCTCCAGCAACCGCCTCAACCCCGCGACCCGTGCAGGTGGCCGTCTCGACCACCACCCGCCGGATGTACTGCTCCGCGTCCCAGCGTACCGCGACGGAGGCCGAAGCTCCCGCCGCCTCGGTCAGTTTTTTTCCGACCGCTCCGCAAGCAACGCCTCAACCTCAACCACCTGCCCACGGCTCAACTGCACCAGCGCAGCCACCTGATCCACGGACAAGCTGGCAATCTCTTCTGCCGTCAACTCCGGGCACGACCCCTTGATAATGTCAAGGAGCGCACCAAGCATCGCCTCCCCATTATCCTCGACGGATTGCAGGGCGGCGATGCGATGGGCCGAGGCCCCGGTCAGCGGCTTCACGACAATCTCGCGCCCGAACAGCTTCACTCGCGGAAGGCGGCTCGGGTTTGTCAGGGCGTCAAGATCGAGGATGGTCATCAGACGGCGTCCAGATACTCGATGCGGTACGGGGCGTCACCGACGTTGGTGTAGCCGGTCACGCTGGTATCGAGCCTCGCCTCAATCTCGATGGCGATGGCGATCTCGGCCCCATCCTGCGAGGTGATGTCGTACTTGGTGCACAGGGCAGACTTGAGGAACACCTGCACGAACTTCCCGTTGCCGCGAAGCCAGATGGCCCGCACGTCGGTCAGGTAGTCGCCAGCCACGAGGAGGTTTCCGGCCCGCTGCGGAGCGTAGGACACGCTCGCGCCAGACCAGCCACCGGCGGCGAGAATCGCCACGGACCCCGTCGCGCCATCGGCCCCCGGCTCAATCTGGGTGACGTTGGTCGTCGAAAGCTGAATGACGGTGCCGGAAATCTTCGGCATCTGCGTCATCTTGCGGTCAAGGAGCTTGACGGGCGACCGCTTGCCGTCAAAGTCGATGTTGCGGTACGTCAGACCCGGATCAAACTTCAGGCCCCCGGCGAACGCGCCAAACTTGTTGGCCCCGGCGTACAGGACGCCGGAGTCGATGACAACGTCATCTGGGAACGTGGTGGAAAAGCCAGTCAGCGGTGCAGTCATTGGGGTATCCTACGGATGGAGGTGGTACACGGGAAAGTTAAGCGCGAGAAGTGAGAACAACAGGCCACAGGTACAACTCGTAGTTGGCAACTACCGCCACAACCGAGCTATCGGCGGGGTCCGTCAACTGCGGAACCGTCTGCCGCGTCCGTCCCCGGCCAACAATCAGACCAGAGGACCGCGCCGTCAACGAAGTCATCGCCTGATCCACAATGTCCATCGCGGACTCGACAAGCGGCAACTGGCTGTCCGGCTTGCCAACCCCCTGCACCTCAAGGATGGCGGTCTCGCGGTAGCCGTTGTACGCTGGAAGGCTGGTGCGGTCGAGCCGGAGCGTCAGGTACGGAAACACGGGGTCAGCCGGGGCCGCCCTGACCCAAATGCGCGTCCCAACAAAGCCCGCCAGCGTGTCCGTGGACGGCGAGACGTAGTCAATCAGGTGCTTCCGCAGGGTGCCGTAGATTTGCGTTGTCGAGGCCGTGGACGGCAACGTCAAGCTCGACGGCACCACGTATTTCGGCAGGGTCACTTGACAGCCCTCCCACGCTCAAGGAACCGATTCAGGACGCGGTTGTACGTGTCAACCATCTGCTTTGCTGACTCTATTGCGACCGGCTTGAAAATCTCGACCCGCTCCCATTTGCGCGAGAACAGGTTGTGGTGCCCCATCTCCCACGCCAGCGCAATCTTGCCAACCATCGTCCGAGGAGTCGCCGACTTGCTGACCTTCTTGCCGCGCTTGGCCTTGGCGACCGCCGGGATGCCGTCGGGAATGCCGACCTTACTGGACCAGCCGTTGCCCGTGAACATCGGCTCTTCTCGCTGCACGTGCTGGACGATCTGGGCGGTCGAGCGGAACGCCTGACTCGTGTAGTAGCCCTTCATAAACCGCCGCTTGAGGTTGCCCTCGTACACGTTGGCGGCGGCGTCCAACGCCTTCCGCGACGCGTCCCGGTACGCCTTCAGGAACTGCGGCGACATATCGGTGACCTTGACGCTCACGCGGCCCCCGTCAAGCTGGCCTGAAGGCTCTGCAAGGCGTCCGCAAAGGTCGGCCCGGAGCGCGTCACGCTGCGCTCGCCGTCAATCCAGCGCAGGGCCACGCCGACGTTGCCAATCGGGTACGCCTCCACAATGCCCCCGTGCTGGCCCACAAATGCCTCAAGACGCGACGAATCGGACGGCCAGACACCACGTGACCGAATATCCTGACCACACATCTGCCGCGCATCAAGGCCGTGGATCATCGAATGAACCCCACCGCCGAAAGCGTCAGGCTGGTTGCCGTGACCGCCGTCGTGTCCGTTTCGTTCCGCACATAGACGGAAATGGTATCGTTGGCCGCCGTCGGGATAAGACCAGTCACCGAGAATCCATACCCATTGTTCGAGTTGGACAGGATAGCCGAGACGTGAATCCCCGTAATGGCGGTCCCGTTCTTGGCAAACGTCAGGCCGAATGTCTTGTTGTTGGACCCACAGACCAACTCAACGTTTGCCGTGACCAGCAACACCTGATTGACAGCCTTGGTCGCCCGCAGTTCGTTGTTCGATGCCTGACTGAACCCGTCCTGACCGAGCGACGTATCGAGCGCGGTCGTACCGGCGAGCTTGTACCACGTGTTCGTGGCCGCAAACGTGGTCTGCGCCGAGGCGGTCAGGTCCAACTGGCCGCGACTCGGGAACAGACTCACGACCACGTCCCGGATGTCCTCTGGGCTAATCAGGCCAGTCGTGTTGTCCGGCAACTGCGCGAGCAGCGCGGAAAGAACCTTCGGGGTCTCGGCCATCAGTCGTATCCCTCGTCAAAGCCAGTTGTGAACGCGCTGGCCGCGTCCACCAGATGCACCCCGTCAGCCACCGCGTCAGGATCGGACGCGATAAACTCGGCATAGGCCGTCGGGTCCACTTCCTCCAACATCAACTGCTTGCACATCAACTGGCGCACCGGCACCACACTTCGCACAAAATAAATCACCGACGCGCCTTCCTCTTTGACCACGCCAAACGGGTCCACCGGGACGTAATCGGCCACCGTCGCCATCAACGTGGTGCGGCTGTCCGTATGGCCCTGCGGCGCACCAGCCACTGTAAAGGCGTTCGCGGTGGCGTCGATGCGCCCCCAATACACCCCAGTTTTGGTGTAGAGCGGACGCTGGAACCCATCGGCCCCGTCGTCCGAGCGCGTGTAGAACCCGATGCGGCGATCGAGGAGGCCGGGGGCGACGTACATCAGAGACCCACCGGCAGCTTCAACGCCCGCAGCGTCTTGAGGACACGGGCGGCGGTATCCCGCGACACGTCCCACGTGATGCTCGTGGCCGCGCCGGTTTCCGAGGCCGCGTTCGGCGTCCGCTTCTGGTATAGGTCAGCCGCCAAATCGAGGATGCATTGGCTAATGACCGGCTCCCACAGCGTGTAGTGCTGGGACAGCGACAGGCCGCAGTCAGCGGTGATGGTATAGCGCGGGTTGCTGAAGCTGTAGGTCGCCTCGGAGTAAATCACCCCGGTGGACTCCATCACCCAATATTCGTCCGTCGAAACCGTCACCCCGTCCACGTCCACAATGCTGACGTTGGTGATTGGGCGACGGGGAAACACCATCGACACGACGGGATGATCCGCGTCGTTGTCGCATTGGTCAATGTAGGTCTGCGAGACTGCCGTGATGGGGCAGTCAATCCACAACTCCACCTGCGCCTGTGCCCGAGCAAGCAGGGCGGCGAGGAGCGTGTTCTCCGCGTTCGACTCAATGCGGAGGTAACTCTTGAGGTCGGTTACGGTCGGGAGAGCCACGCGAACTCCGAGGGCAGCGGGTTGTCAGGATCGTCAATCACACGCTTGTGTTTCAAGACTGGCACCAACCCAGCCTCGACTTCCACCACGTCCCCGGTAAACCGCCGAACGCCACCGATGTAGCAGTTGGCAATCAGCGTGACCGGGACGGACGAAGCCGTGGGGGGCGTCCCCCCCACGACCTCACCCTCACCAGCAGGCTTACGCCGCCGGCTCATCCAGCACCACGAACGGCGAGTGCGGGTTCACCTTGTTGCCCGAACCATCAACCTTGTACGCGTACGTGCTGGTCGGGAGCGGGATGCCACCGGCGCGAGCCACGAAGCGGTACGTGGTGATGTCGTTGACGAACTTGTAGTGAATCGACGACTCGACCGTGAGGGCCTGACGGAGGCCCATCGCGTAGAAGTCGCCGTTGACAAGGGCCACATCGCCCTCGGTGCCGAGCGCGGGAAGCAGGTCGGACACGATGACCGGGAGACCGAGAAGGGTCGCCGGGGCCTTGTCCCGAAGGTTCGGGAGGAAGGTCACCATCGTGTTATTCGTGGTCTGCATCGCGAACAGCTGGGCCAGCACCTTGCGGCTGATCATCCAGACCGAGTTCGGGCCGTGCGTATGCGACTCGTACATCTTGAACGCATCCGCAGCGGTGAACGTCGAGGCCGTGGCGCGGGGCACCTTGATAAGCGCACCGTTGTTCGTGTTGAACGCGCCGAGCGGCTGGGACGACCCCGTGCCGTCAATAGTGATGTCTTCGTTGATCTTATTGACCACCTGCCCGCCCACCGCCGAGGTGACCTCGGACGGAAGCTCGCCGGTGAAGTCGTCGCCCAGAAGCTCGTCACCGAACTCCGTGATGGCGGCGTACTTGTACATCGTGAGGACGCGCTGGCCGAACGACGGCTCACGGCTGGGCTTGGTCTCGCCCTCGCCCACGATGGTCACGTTGGCAATCTTACCGGCCATCGGGCGGTTGAGGACCGTGGTGCCCTCGTCCTGAATGAGGTACGGGATGCGGAGCGACCGGCCCGGAACGTTGTAGCGGCGGGCGTACTGGAACAGGCCCGGCTGAATGTTCGAGGTCGAGAAGATCTCCGGCACCTGCGTCAGCGGGAGCAGGTACTCGCCGCCGTTGGTCGAGCCGGTGATGGTGCGGGTCATCAGGTCAACGCGACGGAGGGTATCGGCCTCCTTCTGGTTGGCCGGACCCTTGGCGACGGCGCGGATGAACGCACCGACGTTCTTGAAGCCCTTGGCAAGCTCCTTCCGCACCTCGTCCTGCGCGTCCTTCATCCCGGCAAACTCGCCGCGATCGGCACCAGCGTCCACGCGGACGAGGCCCTCATCGCCACCCTGACGGGCGATCTCGGCGTCGCCGGTAAACTCGGCGGCGGCAGCGGCCCGCATCTCAAGGGCGCGGATGTCAGCCGTACGCTTCTCCACTTCCTCGGCAGAGAACTGCATCGAGGGGTCCATCAGCTCGCCACGGAGCTTGTGCGCCTGCTCGCGAAGCTCGTTCGCGGCGCGATTCTTGGAAACCAGCGGGGACTTCATTGTTTGTATTCCTTGTTTCAGAGAGTAAAGGT